ATTCACGTTCAACAACAATCGCAATAGCTATCTGAACTGGAAGAACAACGGCATCGTCATCGATCTGTATTCCAACGATGTGCCGCTCGCCGAAATGAAGCGCGAGACCGATTGATGGATTCGATTCTCCAGTCTGCGTGGGATGACCAGCCCCGTCGAGCAGAGCGTGACGCTTCTGGCTTCGAGGCCGAGCAGGGAGAGATTTTCCGGCGCATACAGCGCCAGGGCGGCGAGGCCGAAGATCAGGGCGGACTCGTCAAGGTGACGGTTGATGCCCGAGGCCGTGTGGAGTCCATCCAGCTAGACCCGAGACTCTCGGCGACCGAGATGCAGAAACTCGGCCCACACATTGCCGCAGTGTGCGCCAACGCATTTGACCAGAGAGTCGAGCAGATCGGCAAGATTGTCACGGCCAACGCCGACTACCTAGATCAGAAAGTAGTCGACGAGGTTACGGCGCTCACCCGGTGGCTTCGCGGAAAGTAGTCGCCCACTAGACCGCGATCGACGACAGGTCGACTACGGCGTCAGCAGTATTCGGGGCGGTGAACTTACGCGGCACCAGGTGCCGGTCCTGGCCCTTGTTGAACACCACTTCGGAGAACTCGACCCGATAGACCAGCGCGTCGTCGGGCAAGCCGATGATTGCGGTGTTCGCGACCAGCCAGATATCGGCCTGTGCCGCTGAGGTTTTCAGCACGCCGTCGTCGAGCCGTCCTACCACCGGGCAGAGAACCTCGATGTGTGGTGCGCCGCCGATCGTGGCAACGACCTCGGGGTAATCCTTGTCGTTGACGAGCGGGGTCAGAGTCACCCTGGCGTTGATGCCCTTGCGATCGGGCACAAGGTTCTCGTCGACCTCGTCGGTAACCACTGCGTCCATGAATCCCTTGAGCTTGAAATACTCGAGCCCCGGCGTTGGTGTCGTCATAGTCTCCCCTCCAGTGGCTTGGGTAGTGGCGGCACATCGCAGATACGACATGCCCGGAGTTCCCGCAGATGTGACAGCGCCACATTCAGCGTGTCGTGCTCGGTGTTGAATTTGGTTTCGAGCGTGGCGATTCGGCCATTCATGCCTTCGATGGCTCGGTCGTGGGCCGCGCTCATTGCCCCAATAGCGCGGTCGTGGGCCTTGCGCTGCTCTTCCATCGCGGTCGCGAATGTCTCGCGCTGCTCGGCGCAGAACGACTTCCAATCAGCGTTGTCGTTTGCATCCTTGGCATTCGCGTTGGTGTCCTTACCGTTTCGCCGATCCACCCACCCTTTGATCGCGGTGCCAATGAATCCGCCAGCGAGTACAGCGCCGAGCAGCTCTAGGGCCTGATCCAGGGTCACTGTTCCGGCTCACTCGGTCCGGTACCCCGGCGATCCTGCGTGAGCTTGAGTCCCGCCATGCCGGTGCCGAGGAGTCCGGCGATGGCGATGACCCATTGCAGGGCGTCGCGGACCTCGACGTTACCGAGCAGCACCAATAGCAGCCCAGAGACAGCGATGGTCAGGAAACACACCGCGTACACGATGAGTCGGGCGGTGTCGTTCTGCGGTAAGGGATTAGGCATGATCAGTCCTCTCGGGGCTGTGGATAACCGATTCGGTGAATTCGACGAGTGGGCTTACGGTGGATAAGTTCCCCGCGCGCTCTCCTCGCGCGGGGCCAGCTGTACCGTGCTCGCTCATGACGCCGTTCGTATGTAGTCGGCGATGGCGTTGACCTTCGCCAAGATGTCTTCGAGCAGTTGGCGATCGGTGCGAGGACCAGTAGGCGGCACGACGACGGGCGGCACAGCCGGATCGAAAGCACCCTTGATGTCTTTGGCGATCTCGCCCCGGAACCAGTTCATGTCGATGTTTCCGGGGTCCCATTTGCCTTGCGCAGCACCGGCGTATTCCTTGTGTCCGATGTTGTGGCTGACATCGACGCCGAGCTTCACGGTTAGCGCTGCGGCCACGTCACGCATGGCGATGATCTGTGCATCGGGCCAGCGCTGTGCGGGGTCGTAGGAGCCGTCCGGCTTGATGTCGGGCCAAGCGCATTCGACGCCGATCATGTGCCAGTTGGCGTTATTGGTCGGCAGCCACGGGTAGGACCCTTGGCCCGCGTGCCAGCAGACGCCGACTGCGACGATCGCGACCGTGCCGTCAGGCGCGATGTGGATATTGGACAGCGGCCCCGGCAGGTCGGGGCGTCCGTTGCGGATGGACTGCGCCGTTTCGCGCGAGTTCCCGGTGTGGTGCCACATGACGCCGCGAATGTCTTTGAAGTCGCCGTGTCCGGAGTTCTGCCATCCGGGCAGCGTCTTGAGCCTGTCGCCGAGTGCCGGACGTAGAACGTCTTCGAGCCAGACGGGGTCGCCTGTCCATGCCATGGTGTTGCCTCCGGTTGATGTCGGATCTGAATCAGATAGGGCGCGGTGCAGTACTTCCCACGCCTCGTGCCATTTCTCGGCGTATCGGTCCGGGTAGGAACTGCGCTGCACGCGTTGTGCAAATTGGCCGGCCAGTTCCGGATCGTTGGCAGCGGTGGTGTAGTCGTCGGGGAGCCGGTCAAGGAACATGCCGACCGAGCGGGCCAAGGTCATGCGGTCGTATGCGGTGCCCCACCATGCCTCACCATTGGGACCGGGCTGCTGCTGGAAATAGCCTGATGAGCGGCCGTCATCCGAGGTTGAGTCGTGCGGGTAGTTCATGGTTTCCGCGTCACGTGAGGGATTGGCGGGGCACCACCATTGCCTTTGCCCCGCTGCGTCATCGGCACCGACCTCGGTGGAGATGGTCATGAGCGCGATGGCGGTGGCTAGCTCGTCCAGGCCCTTGCCAAGGGACACGGCGTGAACGTCGCGCGCTACCTGCTCGCGGGAGCGCAGCGGCTTGGGATCGAACTCGACAAAGCTCATGACTACCGCCCCTCGATCTGTTCTAGTGCCTCGGCGTGCGTTGTTCCGGGCGGAAATTCGTACAGGCGGTCCAGGCTTTTGGCGCAGGCGTTTTCATCGACCGCGATCACGACTGTGGGTCGCGCGGTGTACACGTATGCGGCTCCACGAGTGATCTCGTCTACATGCCGGTCGTGGCGCTCTTCGGGGGTGTCGATGTCGATGACGACATACGATCCGTCCGACAGGCGGTAGTGCTTGCACCCCTGCGGCCATGTGCTCAAATCGGTCTGTAGTTCAACGGCTTTGGTCATGGCTAGCCTGTCTTGTAGATGATGAATGCGACGCCGTTGGGCGCGGTTCCGGGGTTGCCCGCAACTTGGCTGGAGCCCACCGAGCCGCCGCCTACTGCGGCCCCGCCGCCGCCCGAACCACCACCGGGATAACCGCCATTGCCGCCAGCGCCGCCCGTCTTGGTTCCGGTCGCGGTCGATCCGTTGCCGCCGCCACCACCGCCACCCCCGCCTCCGGCCTTGGTGGGACCAGTCAGCGATGCCGCCCCGCCTGCGCCCCCGGCAGTGGCAGTACCCGAACCACCCGTCTTGCCCGCACCACCTGCGCCGCCTGCGGCCAGTGGGGTGCCGCCGCCTGCCACGCCCGCGCTACCTGCCGAGCCGGTGGCTTGCCCGCCAGCGCCACCCTTTCCGGGTGTCGATGAAGCCGGGGTGAATCCGGCTATCGTCGAGATGCCAGAGCCATTCGGCGACGAGGAGACCAGGGAGCCAATCGAGGTAATGCCGCCGTTGGCGCCATTGGTGGTTGCCCCGGTCCCGACCGTGACCGATAGCGATGCCGGTACGTCAGCGGGGGCGACCTGTTGCGCGATGTAGCCGCCCGAGGAGCCCTCAACACCGCCGAGTCTCACGTCAGCGTTAGTGGCCGAGGTGGTGCCGGGCATCCCCTTGCCGCCGCCACCGATCGTGATCCCCCACCACTCGATGAGGTTGGCTGGTTTGTTCCACGTGCCATTTGAGGTGAAGGTGTCGACGGTGTAGCCGCCGATGACGGCTTGCTTGATCGCCGCGATGGTCTGCTGTACCTCGACCGGTGTGCCAGCTGCCGAGGAGCCGCCGAACCACTGGTTGTACATGTTTTTGAAGCCGTCGACCACGTTGCCTAATGCGTTGTTGGCGTTGGTGTTCGCGGTAGCGGCGTTCGTATTCGCGGTCTGCGCGCTGTCCCGCGTTCCGGTCAGTGCAGAGATGAATGCGGAGACGGGGTTGTTTGTGCCGCCGACAAAGCCGTCTATGGCCTGCTGAATCTTGGTGCCTGCTGCGTCGGCGGCTGATTGTGCAGCGTTAGCAAGGGAATTGGCGTTACTGGCTGCCGACTGCGCATTGCCCGCGGTCGTCTGTGCGCTCGATGCCGCAGACTGCGCGGAGGTGGCGGTGTTGCGTACTCCGAATACTGAGTTGAACAGGGCGGTGATGAATGAGTTTCCCGGTGTGGGCGCCGACCCGCCTGTTGCCCCGTTGCGTATCGCGTCGAGGGCGCCTCGGATGAATGAGCCCGCGTCGTTGGGGTCGCTGTCCGGGTTGCCAGTGACGATCTCAAAGAAGTCGCCGAGGACCGGGATGTTTTCGACTCGCTCTTGCAAGTCGGTGATCGAGGTCCACTTGCTGCCCAAGAAGTCGCGTAGCTCTTCGAGTGGGTTATCGGTCTGTCCGAGGATGGTCTGTAGGACGCGCTGCCCGAGTCCCCAGAAGGGGCCGAGGGCGTCGCCGAATGCCTTTCCGGCGTCGCCGAGTTCGGCTTCCCATCCGAGGAGGTTTTTCAGCGGGTTGTGGTCGTCGTCCGGTATGTGCCTGTCGAAGGCCCCGTTGCGCGCCATCAGCTCGCCGGGAGCACCACGATGTCGGCTTGAGCACCAGCGTTGTTGAACGAATAGGCGCCGCTGCCGCCGATCTTGACGAGCGAGAAGTAGATGGTGGCCTGCGCGCCCGTGGAGCCCGCCACGATCCGGCCCACGTTGGTTCCGGGTGCGAATGCGCGTGATGGGCTGCCAGCGTCCGAGGTGTGCGCCCCGAAGTTGGCTTCGGCCATCTGCGTTAGGCCGTCCATGTTCATGCCCGAGAAGAGTGAGCGGGACAACAGCGTGCCAGTAGCGGGGTCACCGAGGCGCGCCTCGACGATCACCTGGGCCGAGGAGAACAGCTCGCGCTTCCAGATGAGGTGACCGGACACCCGAGGGACCACGTCGATCTCGTAGGGCGGCACGGTGAAGGTGGCGATCTGTTGGCGATTGGCCGAGCCGCCTGGGCTGTAGTTGGTGAAGAGCTGCTCAGGGACCGAGTACAGCTCCCCTGCCATCGGATTGATGTCTTGAGAGGTGATGCCGCCGCCTGCGCGGATGACGAGGGCCTGGCCGACCTGTGTGCCGCCTGCGGGGGTGTGGAAGTCGCCTGCGTCGAGGATGCGGGCGTTGTCCCCGGTGTCACCCTTGAGGGTGGGAACCTTGAGATGAATATGCGGGTCTTCGGGTGTGCCGGACGGAATGGCCTCGAAGGGGGCCGTGGGTCCGACAGATTCGCCTGACATGGTCAGCCGAGGTGTCACGCCCGGAGGTCCGGCCCAACCCATGGGGCGCACCAGCCAGTCGGTGCCGATCCACACGTGGGCCATGTTGTTGATCCACCACGCGCGGTTGGTGTCGGTCTCGTCGAGGTTGGTCGGCAGGTCGGCGGGATCGGTGATCGAGGAGTCCTGCCAGATGACGGCCTTGCCCGGTAGCCCGTCATCGCCCTTGTCGCCCTTGATCGCTTCGAGGGTGACAACGCCGTCAGGCCCGAGCAGGGTGAAGGTTCCTCCGATGCCTGGCGGGTCGCCCGGATTGCGGACCATGGCGTAGAACTTGAGCAGCGCCGGGTGTTCCCCGAGGTACACAGGTTCCATCGGCATGGGATCAGTGACAGCCATCATTGCGCCGTCCCTTCTGGGTTGTCGTCGGGCGTGAATGTGCGTGTAGCACCGCCCAATTCCTGTAGGCGGTTGACGAGCCGGTCGCGGACTCCTGCGCTCAGAGATCCGGCGCGCTCGATCAGAAGCTCTTCGATTTCCTTGGCGACCTGCTCGGCTTCGTCTTGCGGGTCGTCGGGGGTGTCGATCGACACCCACTCGTGAGCGCCTTTGAACATGCCGGTCTGATCGCGGTACGGGCGACGCTTAATCAGTGCCTTCTCGGGTACGACGCGGACGCCCGCGAGGGCGTAGTGAAAGCACCATGACTTGAGCAGATCCGGGAGCATGCCGAGGGTCTGGCCACCGGGGCCGATGCCGTCCAATGCCGCCTGGTACAGCTCCTCGATAACGTCGTTGATCTCGATGGCCTGCTCGCGGGTGAGTTTGTAGTTAGGCGGGTTCATTAGTTTTCTTGCAGGACTGGCCATTTAGAACATGTCTCCACTTCCCGCGAGCAGTGCCGCGAAGTTGGCTACGTTGGCGATCTGTGCGAATCCCCGTGAGATGGGGTCCTCTTCGCGGGAGTCGTCGCCCAGTGAGATGAGTGGGCGATGTGAGATCAGGCGTCCACCGCTGCGCCGGATCGCAAGCACCTGGTCGGTGTGCAGGATGCCGCGACGCTCAGCCTGTATCCGGTCCCCTAGCTCGAAGTCTTCGCCGAGCTTGTACGGGAAGCCGTCCAGCACATCGAATTTGAACGTTGTGTACGCCTGGCACTTGTAGTCGCCCTGGCGTAGCGACTGAACACCGTTGATGGTGTAGGCCGATCCGGTTCCAGGCTCGAAGTACTCGCGCCGCGCGTAGGGGCCGACTGTGGCCGATCGCCGTGGGTCGACCCACCGCATGTATGCCAGGAACACGTCGTCGAGCTGGCCCTGATAGAGGTTGTCCAGCCCTTCCGTGCCCTGCGCTTGCCCATAGAACGCGATCGTCTGGGCCAATTGGGACAGGGCATACCTAATCGCGAAAGTGATTGCCTGGTTCACCCATTGGGGTGACTTGCCGCCCGTGACGATGTCGGTGGCCTGGCTCTTGTGGATCGTCATCGTCGACTTGAGTGGCCCGCCGTATCCGGCGTCCCGGTACACGATGGGAGGGGGTTGCGGAGCCACCCCGAGGAGACGCCGGATGAACGGGTCAGTCTCCCCGTCCCCGTCCGCGTCGATCGGGAACAGAAACTCGGTGATCATGTCGTCGGCGGTCGCCGCGATCAGATTCAAGCCACCATCGAGAGCCGTTCCTGTCGGCCCGGTAACCCCGGATTTGTTCTGAAAATCAACGATGAAGCACGCCCGCGACGGCTTGAGCACGTCAGCCAGCGGCCCAAACATGGTGTATGGCGGTGGATCTCCCGGCAGCCAGCAATAGACCTTCGCCACAACGCCGGCATTTTTGAGCAGCGGGTCGAAGATCGTGTGGGCGTCTTTCCACTTCGCGCCGAGCGTGCACCAGCGAGACTGGTCGGTAATCGGGTTGAGCGGCATTACCTGCACCGGCCAGTTCAGCGGCGAGACGTTCTCCAAGTACGTCTCAGGCGCGAACAAGTTGCGCGGCAAAGGGAAGAATCCATTGAGTGTGTACAGCCGGAACAGGTTGATCCACAGAGCCGAGGCGCAGGCGGTTGCCGTGGGACCACCCCACAGGAACATCTTCGGCAGCTGTATCTCCTGCGGGAACACAGGATTGCTTGCCAGCAAGGTTGTTTCGAGGTAGCGCCGACCATGCAGGCACTTGAGGACGGTGCGGGTCGCCTTGCCCTGCTCTTCGGTGTCGGTGATCGTGTCGACGAATCCGCCCCACCGGTTGCGCCAGTCGTGCGGCTTGTCCGGATCGAAGTCGAACGTGATGAACAAGTCCTCTTCGGGCTTGGTGTCGTAGACGATGATTTCGCGCAACCAGGCGTTGGCCTCGCCGACGATCTCGATCGTCG